TCTAAAGTAAGTTTCAATAGACCTTACATTGGCATCTGCCGCCGTCATGTCAAATTCAGATTGAGCCGCTGCGGCCCCTTGTGCTTTTGGAGCAGCCGCGTTTGTGAAAGCGCTTTCTTTTACGAATCTTACAACATCTGAAGTTGTGGATCCTAAAGGAATTAATTGTCTTACATGTACGGGTCTTGTTGGGTCAAACTTGTACCCGGCCACTCTATCGGCTGGAATAACCTCGCCTGTAAAATTAGCGGCTACCGTCATATCTGCCTTGATTTCAAAACTTGCGCTTCGGTCTTTGCCTTTTACCATGCCTTCAACGGCTCCATCGCTTAACGCTTTGGCTAAAGCATATTTAAAAGACTTAGGTTCTGAGGCTGAAAAGTTTTTTTTCATTGAAACTTCAGAGGCATCTATTCTTTCATTTATTCCATTGAATTTTAGCTCTAAAGCCGCAATTTCATTTTTTAAAGCAACGTCAGCTTCACCCGTTGCCGAATCTTTAGCTTGGCCCACTGCCTTTTCAATACGCGCATCTAATTGCTTAGTAATTAGATCCATTTGATCTTTGATATTTTGATCCATTTTATTTATTTGTTAAGTTATTAATTAAATATTTCCATATTTCGCTTTCGTCATTTTTTACAATTTCCGGCAAAGTGCCTAATGGCGGCTTTGTGGCATTTACAAAAATTGATTTAAGTTTATAAAGTTCTGCTTCTAATGCGTAACCTAATTCATCTGAGATGTCAGATTTTCTAATTAGTTTCGCTACGTTATCGTATTTTAAAGATATTTTTTCCAAATCAACATTCCCTTTAGCATCTAACATAAGGGCCTGATCATTTGCGGCTAATGTAACGGCGCTAATTTCAAAAAGTTTAACTTCTCTAATCTCACGTAAACCGTTTGCCATAGTGGCCTTATTTATTGGCAATATACCAACGCTATTTTCTGTAATTACACCCGCTTTAATTAGCTGCATAACATCTTTACCCAATGTTGTTAAAGGGATTTGAGCCTCAAAAACTAATCCCTTTTCATCTTCAAAAAGATTTAGCATCTTACCTAAAGGCATATCCATGTTATGTTGATATAAATACTTAACGCGACTGCCATTTTCTTTTATGGTCTTTGAGTAAGCGCCATTTAAAATAATGTCACCATCTGAATCTACATTGCCAAACACCGAACCGTAACCTTTAATAATGCCGCTTTTATCGTCTGCATCAATAAGTTCACCCATTGGCGCTGCTTTATATAACATCATAATTCTAAATTTTTGTAAAGATAATCTATTTTTAATTTAATTTTTAAGCTAATCCAAAACCTACATTTTCAAAAGTTCCTATTGTATCTGCTTCAGGCTTTGGAAACGGGGCCATTGAACAACGGCAGTTAATGACATTCCTTCCCGATCCTATTCCAGGCCTTTGTATAAGTTCGCCACCAACTGAAAAATCTTCATTAAAATCAACAATTTGACCGCTTGCTTCTCTATGCCATTCCCTTTCCCTTCCATCTAAAGAAGTAATCCATTCTTTTTGCATATCGGCCCCGGAAAAGACATCTTGCGCGCTTTGATAGGTTGCTGCATTTGCCGCGTTTGTTGCCTCGGTTCTTACTAATCTTCTGGCTTGAAAATTACTATAATGATTATAAGTCCGCCTTAACATTCTTGACTTCACAATTTCGCCTTCTGTTTGAAATATTGGATCGGCCATTAATTTCTTTAAAACTCTAATCAAATTTTCTTTTGCGGTTCCTTGTACTAAAGAAACTTTTTGCGCAGCTACTTGAATACCATAAGACCTAAAATAAGCCCTCCAAGGCTCTTGATTGGCTTGTATGTCTAAGTCTTTTTTAATATACTTTTGATTTTCTTTTGCGTACCAATTAGCAAATATTATTCCTATTTTTTCGTAAAGTTCTTCATATCGTTTAGAAAATCCATCAATCGTAAATACGCCCAATAAATCGGGCGTTGTAATTGTATTTTTATTTCTGTAAATTTCAATTGCTTTTTCACTTTCTGCATTGTAATATCTTCTAAAGTCCTTAACGCTTTCAGCTTCGGCCCTATTTAAAAGCCTTTCAAAATCTCTTTGCCATTTAGCCGCATTAATCATTTATTAATGGGTCTTTCATATTCATAGGAATTAAATTTGCCGGAATAAAATAATCGTCTAGTAAAGGGTTTTCATCTTTTCCAAAGTACATTGCTTCCCTTTTTTCGTTTGGCGTAACCCACCAAGCGTTTGCTAATTGGATAACCATTTTATCCATATCTTCCTGTAATTCAGGAACGCTAGTAAAATCAAAATCAATAAATATATCGTTTCCGTATTGAGGCGTAAGCCATCTATTTAACTCGTCGCGTATTTTAATAAGTTCAGGAATAACGGCGTTTTGATATAAAGCCTTCTTAGCCTCTTTCATGTTATTGTAAGTGCTGCTATCGGTATTGTTTAATAGCTGAACCGGAACGCCGTAAATGTTACATAAGTCCTTTATCGTTCCGTTGTATTGTTCAATCAAAGCCAAGTCACTTGCTGGCAATCCGAAATTGATCCATGATAATTTAGCTGGCGTAATGATAATATCACCCGCATTTTTGCTGCCTTGGTGCTGGCTTTTAAATTTATCTTTTAGTTGTTGCGCTTGTACTTCGTTTACGGAACCATCTTCAGAAGATAATAAGCCCCTTCCCATCTGGTTCTGTAAATATTTAACTCCGGTTGTTAAAGCCTCGTTGTTTGCCGTCAATGACCTTAGACCGGCCCTAAGAGGGCTTTGTCCGTATAAATGAGTTCCCGTTCCGTCATAGTCTGGGTTAAAGTCTTTAATATGGCAAATAGTGTCTGCCGATGCTTCAAAAGTTCCGTTGTAAATAAGTTTATACCCTTGAATTGGCTGCATCATTCCACCGCTTACAATTTCCATATTTTGCGATGGAAGCACGTATAATTCAGTAAACTTATTTGCATTGGCTCCGGTATCTGGCCCCACGCCGTATATATATCTGTTTCCGGTAAGCCTTCCAAAAGAAATTACTTCTGTTAGCCATGCGGTATAAGATTGTGAAGGATTGGGCCTATCTAATAGCTTCTGCAATGGGTGTTCTAAAGCCTCGGTAAAAGCCCTTTTTTTAAGTATGTTTGCTTTTAACATTGCACCGGCATCTAATGTACCCGATGTCATTGATTTATAAGTCTTGGCGGCTCCTTTGTCGGAAATCTTATAAACTTGTAAAGGAATTGTGCAAGCGGCGTTTGATATTTTATTTATTATAGAATAAACGGTTGCGTTTGTTTGATAGCCTTCTTTTATGTAAGTGTCGTCATTTTCTTGGTTCCAAATAATAGAATTTCCTAAAAAATTATAGAGCGCTTTGTTATAATTTATATTTGTATTTTGAAGATTTTTAAATACAGATTTTGCCCTTTGAAGAAATGATGCCATTTATAAATTTTTTGTAAAAATACGAATTTTACACAACAAAAAAGTTGTTTATTAAGTTTCGTTCTATTGCATAGCTTGTTACATCAATGTGTTCATCGTGTTTTGCGTTTGGAAATGTACTCACTTGCTGAATAAATGCATCGTTCCAATTGTCTTGCACTAAAAAGACGCGGCCCCCTTCTATAAAAGGAGAAGAGGCTCTTGCTCTTTCTATTTTTGAATACCGGACAAAATTAGTAGAAAGTTCGGCTACATTAAAATTTGTTTCTCGCCTTAACAATTGCACTAATGATTTTCCAGAGGCTTTTGGTTCTACTAAAATTAGATTTATAGTAACGCCGCACGATAGTACAAATGAAGATATAAAGTTTTTTAATTCTGGCATTTCTAAATATTTGTCTATTGATTTTAAAATATAAAGATTGCCATCTTCACCTTTGCCGCTTATTTGTATGCCGGTAGGATCGTTTTTAGTGTCTTTAGTGTAAGCCCCATCAATAAACATTTCCCAATTTATATTGTTTGGAACCTCGGCTTTATTAATAATTTGAAACCAGTCTTTGCGCCATTCGCCACCCTCTAATGGAGCCGGCTCTTGCATATATTGACCTGAAAACGTGTATCTATCGGCTTGTCTTATTGCTTCTAATTCTTCAAAGGTGTGTTTGTTTTCCCATAATGGTACATTGTTTTCATCTAAGGCTGCGATTTTTAAGTGATGCCAATCTTCGCCACTACCACCATCTAGTAAAAAACCGCTTAAATCTTCTTCATGCAGTCTTTGCATTATTAAAATAATAGGTACATCTCGACTATTTACTCTTGATCTAATTGTTGTGTTGTACCGATTGTTTATAAAACTTCTTTTGACTTCTGAAACGGCATCGTCAGGCTTTAATGGATCGTCTATGATAATAGCACCCCCGGAACCTGCTCCAAACCCGGTAATTGCCCCACCAGAAGCGGTAGCGTAAACACCGCCGCCGCTATTGGTGTACCATTTCTTATTGCTTTGACTATCTTTTTTTAATTCAATAGGCCAAAGGCTTTGAAAAGAATCACTTTGCACGTATTCTTTTGTTAAACTTGAATTATCAAGGGCTAAAGCATCTGAGTAAGATAAATGTATAAATTTTGCTTTTGGATTTTTTGCCAATGACCATGCAATAAACATTTTAACGGCAATTTCTGTTTTTCCGTATCTTGGCGGTATATTGATAATAAGGCGCGTTATTTCGCCCTTAGCTACCTTTTCAAGGGTGCTGGCCAATTCTTTATGAAATTCTGCCACCTCAAACTTACTTCCCGTATTTTCTTTAAATAAATACCTCGTAAAAAACAATAAAGAATTTTCGCATTTTTCTTTAATGATTGCATCAATACTCATTGTTTAATATTTCGTCTATTTTTCCTTTGGCTTCTTCAGACATTTT